ACAGTTAATCCGTTATGAGGGTATGTTGGATAACAGAATGTACGAATGTGCCGACCATGCAGCGTCTATCTACAAAGTAAAGAATAAGGAAACGCTATATACGTTATGGACAGATTGGAAGAGGAATCACCCCACATCTTACCAGCAAACTAATCGTATGTAATACTTATGTCACACCGTTTCACAACTAAACTCGATGAAGATGATTATGGAGATCTTATATTAACTATCCCTTATGAAATCTGTGAAGAGTTAGGTTGGAACGTTCAAACAGAGTTACAATTTGAATTAGGTGATGATGGTAATAGTATCGTGTTGAAAAAAGCGATCGACTGAATATAAACTACAACCTTCGGAGAAACCATACAGTGTATGTATAAATCTTGAGATTTTCAAAATTATGGAAGAAAAACAACTAGCAGAAGCATTAAATACTATTAATGATTGTTTAGTCAAAGTAGGTGAAAGACTAAACGCTATAGAAAAGTATGTAAGTGAGTTACCTACACCTGATAAAACATACTATAAACCAAAGGGAAAGGAAGAATATATGAATATTAAGGACAACTTCGATGAGATATACTCTCGTTTAAACAAGATCGAACATGGGATGTAAAACAACACTATCAAATAATGGATGTGTAGGAGGGTTCAATAATGGTACTCTCAGTGATGAGTCGTGCAATAAGTATGATCCTCAAGCAGGTGGTGTAACTGTATCATATGTTGAATACCCTCAATCTCCTATCAGACAAGGCAATTACAATGTGCCTGCTAGAGAGGCAGATTTTGTCATGTATAATAGTTTCACTACACTAGGTTTTGTAACTTCATCAGGTAACTGCGGTAAGATACAAAGAGATAACCCTTGCAATACACAGCAACCAAACTCTAAACTGATATTTGACTACACTCCTTCTGAATTATCATTTGATTTTGCCTATTCTGATCGATTCTTTGCATACTTATACGATACCTCAGATAAAGGTGGAACAGTAGGTATACCTTCTTATTATATTGAAGATCAAACTTCATCAACTTCGGGTGGAAGTAATGATGGTAACGTAACAACTTCTTCTAATTGTTTCCCTTGTAGTAATTTTACTTGTACACCTGCAACCACAAGTCTTTCATATACTGCTGATACTGATTATACGGGCGATCCAGACTGCCCTCATCCGTCGCTGTTTGGGTTTGGAACCACAAGTAATAAGATTGCGTTCAAGTATGACGCTTTATCTTCTCAAGCACCTAACGGAGTCATTGATTTTAGTCTCTCTTATGATGGGGTAACCTACGCTGACGCATGGGTACAAAGCACTAATGAAGGAATTGCGTATAATTCGACACAAAATCCGTGGCAAAGTGGGGACGAGTCGCTCGATGACTTTACTATCTACGAAATCAATGGGTCGGGAGCGACCACAGGACTCCGATTAAAGGTGAGAATACGTCCTATTGTAGACGAGTCGGGGTCGTCTGTCGCTTTTACGGGCACTGAATGGTTAGTTACAGAGATATTATCACCTGGTACTGGTTATAGTGTCAACGATGTGTTCAGTATTAGTTACACACATCAACATCCAGACTCTACAACTAGCACTTTAACAGTCAATTTGAAGATTACAGCAGTCGGTCCTGTTGAACAAACCTCTAGTGTATCGGGTTTTGACGTATTAAGAACAGGAGATGTTGTAAATGGACATACCCTTACCCGCGTTTTCCACATGGATGAGGGTAATTTTCCTTATCATGTAGCATATGTTGATGGAAATGGTAGTAATTTTGTTAAAGATACTCAATATACGTCTAATAGAGCACATCAAATTACCACAGTGGCAGGTAAAGGTATTCCAGATCGTGCTATTTTAGTTGGAAAGTATGAATTTTCCGATAAATCCATGCAATTTATCACTGCAAGTGTAGATTTATCCGCACCAGACATCTATAACACCATAAAACAACCTGATGTGACCCTCACAATTACAAATGGTCGCGTAACAAGTGCTACAATCGTCGATGGAGGTGCAGGTTGGAACAAATTACAAGAAGCACCAGACCTAATTGTGACTCCACCACTCATTGAATCAGGAACTCAAGCGGAAATCAAGGGAACTTTTAGTGCAGGTGTACTAACTGCGATAGAAATTATACGCGGAGGTAGCGGATATGACGAAAATAATCCTCCAAAGGTCTGGATTCGCAATAATTACAAGAAAAAAGTCGAAACTTTTACAAATGATGCGTTCGATCCTAATTTTGATCGCGATAATGAAGAATTAATGTCATCTTTTCCCTCTCCAGAGTTTGAAAAAGTCGATGTTGGGTTCATGTCAGCGTTTGATCCGACTACTTACAACAGATTACTCGAATTAGGGTTCACTCCAGAGCAAATTGAGAAGGTAATTAACGAAAATAATGAAAGAATAGCAAGTTTTGACAATTCTAACGCTCCTAGAATGACTCAAGACGCTATAAAAGCACTTTCTGACTCATATAATCAAATGTTGAAGACAACTAACAACGAAAGTCGTGAACCAACTGTTGAAATTAAGTTAGATAACGATAGAAGACGCACTACAGTACTCCCACAGAGGAAATATTCCAAAGGAGTAACCGATGAACTGCGTGATATTGTCTCTCCGAAGTATAATTTGAACTTTTTAGACGATGATACTAATATTAGTAACGAAATGAAGGAAGTTTTGAGAGAGGAACTTGAAAGAACTACTTTAGAACGTTCACAATCGATTGATGACATCACTCAAACAAGTGTTCCAGAGTTGTCAAACCATAAAGAGAGTCTTGTAGAGACTGTTCAAGGTTCTTTTACTGAATTACCCGCAGCTTCATCAGGCACTAAATACTTTATGACGCAATACCGTGCAGATCAAGCAAAAGAGACTTCTCTTTCTGTTACATTGTCTATGTCTCCCGTAAATGCGGGAAGTTCACACTTTACATGTAATCCTCCTACAGGATCAACTGGTGGATCATCTAGTGATGGTTCTGGTGGAACTGTAAATACATCATTCACAATGTCAGGTCTTTTAGGACCAGGATGTCAAGCATGGAGTGCAAGCGGAAGTATCAGGATGTTCCATGATTTATCTTCTGCAGCAACTCAAGCAGCAAACGCGGGAGCAGCGTACGGAAATCCATTCAACATAACTTAAAATGCCAGGTGCAGCACTATACATGGGGACAGATAGCGGACACGGGGTAGGAACTGGTTCATCACACCATCCTGGTCTAGGTGGAGGTGTATTACCTAACTGTCCACATCCATCTCTTAGTCCTACTGTAGTTCCAAGACCCGTGCAAGCGATGAATGCAACTACAATTTGGCCACCGCATCCGCAACTACCTGCGGGACCATATTTACGGACTGTTATTATCAATGGTCAGTTACCAATTATTGATCAAGACATTCTGACACCGCATCCTACACCCACCATGCACTCAACAACGTCTGTTGGGTTTAAATGTATTACCACAAGGGCAACACCTGCCTGGTGGTGTACAATAGGAGTTGCAGGTGGTAGAGAACCTGCAGTTGGTCATTCGAGGAAACTTATGGCTACAAGTATGACTGTTTGGATTAATGGTCGTCGTGCTGGAAGGTTCGGAGACCCACTTGGAGATCAGACACCCGCATTTCCATGTACTTCCGTTGTAACAGGGTGTTCACCTAATGTTTTTATTGGAGTTTAATTATGGCAACTAAAAATAGAACTTTTATGAGTGGAGGAGTTGATTCGACACCAAAAAAGACACGTCAAGGACGTGGACAGCACACAAAATACAGTGCAACATCTAAAAATAGAGCAAAAAAGAGATATCGGGGTCAAGGTCGATAAATAATACAGGACTTTCCCTGTACAGATGGCATTAAAAAAAATAAGAGGTAAAGATTTTGTCGAATCTAGGTCTTTTAAAGACTTAGGAATCGGTTTCGTGCGAAATGCGAATACAAAAGACGTTGCTATCGTGAAAAATGACAATGCCATCAAACAAGCAGTCAAAAATCTTATTTTGACCGTTCCTGGTGAAAAACCATTCCAACCAGATATCGGATCTCGAATATCCGAACTTCTATTTGAACCACTTGATCCATTTACTTCTATTTCTATCAAGGAAGAGGTAATAAATACAATTACTCAGTATGAACCTAGAGTTAGAATAATTGCTGTTAATGTAAAAGCAAATTTCGAGAAAAACTCTTTTGATGTTGAACTACGTTATCAAATTGTTGGATTACCTCCAGTGGAAACCATTGAGTTCGTATTACAGAGACCCGAATAATGCAACCGAATAACCTAACAGCATTAGACTTTAATGATATTAAAGCATCTATAAAATCATACCTTAGAACGAGGGATGAATTCAGTGACTATGACTTTGAAGGTTCGTCACTGTCATATCTGATCGATACATTAGCATATAATAGTTACTATACAGCATTTAATGCTAACATGGCAATGAATGAAGCATTTTTGCCTTCTGCCACTGTTAGAGACAACGTAGTTAATATTGCAAAACTTTTAAATTATGTTCCGAGATCTATTACTGCATCTCAAGCATGTTTAAAATTTATGTTACAGACATCATTAACAAATGGTGCTTATCCTACTAGCGTAACCCTTGCAAAGGGGTCTGTTGCTAGTGGTGGTAATTATCTGTTTAATATTTTAGAACCAATAACAGCAACAGTCAATACAACAACAGGTATGGCTGAGTTTGACAATGTTATTGTTAAAGAAGGTAGTATTGTAACCTTTTCATATATTGTAAACACATTTGCAGCACAAACATATAAGATTCCTACTGAAGCAGTTGATATTAATACATTATCTGTTCGTGTAAAACCGAATGAAACATCTACACAATCTGATTTGTACAGTTTAACTGATACGATCACTGACTTGACTGCAACTACTCGTGCATACTTCCTTTCTGAAGGTGAGGATCAACGTTATGAAATTAAATTTGGTGATGATACTGCAGGTAGAGCATTAAAAGATGGTGAGGTAGTTGTTTTAGAATATTTGGTTACTTCTGGTTCTGAAGCAAATGAGATTAATCAGTTTGCTTATGTTGGTAGAATGGTTGATACTAACGGAGTCAATTACTCGCCTGCAGATATAACTGTAGAGATGAAAGAACGTTCTCAGTTAGGTGCAGCTGCTGAAACTGTTGATTCAATCAAATATAACGCACCTAGATTTTACTCTTCTCAATATAGAGCAGTTACTGCTCAAGATTATGCAACAATCACTAAAAAGGTATACAGTAATGCTGATGCGGTAGTTGCTTATGGTGGAGATACACTTAATCCTCCAATTTACGGTAAAGTATACATTGCAATCAAAACAAAGACAGGTTCATTACTTAATGATGCTACTAAAAAGTCAATTTCAGCAGATTTAAGAAAATATGCTATGGCATCTATTGATCCTGTAATTATTGATCCAGAAGATATTTACTTATACCTTAAAGTTTTTGCATCTTACGATCCTGCAACATCAACCAACACATCTGAGATTAATACAAATGTTCTATCTGGTATTAATGATTGGGCATCTCAAACACAGATCAATAACTTTAACTCTACCTTTAGATTAGGTTCATTTGAAAAAGCAATCAGTCTTGCTGATAGTTCTATCACTGACGTTTCTACTCAGTTAACATTACTCAGATACATTAGACCAACTACTAATCAGACTAATACATATTGTATTGCTACTGGTGGTGCTCTCTATGATAGTAATCCAAGTAATAATGATGGAACTACTTGTAAGAAAGAACCAATCTTGCTATCAGGAACATTCAGAACTTCTGATAGACCTGGTGTAGATCAACAATTTGAAGATGATGGTTTTGGAAACCTTAGAACATTTTATAATACAGGTAATAGAAAGGTATATACTAATAATGCAGCAGGTACAGTAAATTATTCAACTGGTGAAGTTTGTTTCGGTCCTGTTGCTATTATCGGTGCTGGTGTCAATATTCCTGTAAATGGCATATCAATCACTGATACTACAACTGGTGCAGGTTCTGTAACAAATGCAGATCTATTACCTACAGGTCTTTCAATTCCTGTTCTATTCATTCCTGCTAACGTTTCAACAATTCCTGCTTCAACACCAGGCACAATTATTAACATTGTTAATCCTGAGGTCACAATAGTTCCAGTTGGAACCATTCCACCTCCTACAATCCCACTAAATAGTTTGACACCCGCAGTATTCAATAATACACCAACAACACTCACTGTTGCTGATATTGCAAACGCTGGTAATTTGACTAACACAACCTGCTTCTAACTTGTAGATGAACATCAATAAGGTCTCTCAATCGGTCGCACAACAGACCCCAGATTTTATTGCTAACGATTATCCTTTATTCAATAAATTTCTTGAATATTATTATCGTTCGCAAGAAAAGACTGGATTAGGGCAAAATATTCTCAACGATTTTCTTGGATATCTCGACATTGATAAACTCAATGTTGATATCCTTGATGGTGCTACAAAAATTGTAGAAGATATTACTGCGACTGATGACGAAATTGTTGTTGAAAGTGTTGATCAATTTTTAGAAAATGATGGAAGTATATTAATTGGTAATGAGGTTGTATATTATGAAGGTGTAACTCACGCACCAAATATCGCGTTGAGTCCTGGTATTTCTTATGATCAGGTAAAACTTAAGTGGACTACTCTTGCAAATCCTTTAAATGGATTTGATGGAACTACAACACAGTTTCCTCTTACATCACAAGATAATCCTATATCTCCTCCTTCTGCACAACACCTGATTGTTACTGCATATAGTAAAGTTTTAGTTCCAAATATTGATTATACAGTAAGTGGTAGTAATATTGTTTTTACAACTGCTCCTAGACTAAAACTTGCTTCTGATGATTCTTCACAAACATCTATTGTCTATCTTAGTGGTTTTGTAGAAAATAATATTTTAGCGATTGATAATTTATCAAACGGATTTGGTGAAGGTAAGAAACAATTTACAATGACTCGAAATGGAGTCAGATATGATGGTATTGTTGATGAATATTTTCTTGCAGTATATGATAATCGACTCTTAGTTCCTAAAGTAGATTTCTTCATTGATGGAGATCAATTTATTTTCTTAACTGCACCTTTAAATGGTCGTTTCTTATCTCTGTACTCTATTGAAGCACCAGTTCCCTCTTTTGGTGCAAACGCTGTAGGATATTCTCGTGTAGACAACAATGGTCAGTTAAGTAGTGTTGAAATAAATCAAAACGGAAGTAATTATAGATTTGAGTATCCACCTCAAGTTTCTATTAATTCAGATACTGGATCTGGTGCATCTGTAAAGACCTTAATTAATGGTGTTAAGACAGTTTCTTTACTTGATGGTGGTAAAGGTTATAGTGATACAAACCCTCCTACTGTTCAGATACAAACTCCAACAAAAGCAGGTTCTTCAGCAGCAGTATTAAAAGCAACTGTTACGAATGGTGCAGTTTCTGCTGTAGAAATTACTACTTCTGGTAGTGGATATACTTTTACCCCTAGAATCACTTTCAAGCAGCCTGGAGGTGCTACACTAGGTGTCTGTCCTATTGTAAATGGACAAGTATCTGGAACTGTTCCCATTACTGATGGTGGACAAGGATATACTACTGTTCCTACAGTTTATATCGATGAACCTACTGGTGTTAATGGTATTAAAGCAGCATTAACAGCAGTTTTGACTAATGGTGTTGTTACTGGAGTTACTATTGAGAATGCAGGTCAAGGATATGAAACTGTTCCTAGAATTGCAATTATTGATCCTGTCGGTGCTCAAGTTCTTAGTACAAGAGTTGACTCTGATGGTAGAGTTGTTGGAATTGATTTATTAAGTGGTGGTAGTGGATATGATGATGTTCCTTCTGTTTATATCGTAGATAATAGAACTAATGATCAAGGAGTTTATATTGGAGGAACTGGTGCAACTGCAACTGCTTCAATATTCAACGGTCAAATTACTGATATTAACGTATCATCTTTTGGAACTGGATATAGTGCTGCTACTCCACCAACAATCGTTATTCAATCTCCTCCAGAAGCAAAATGTTCTGCAGAAGTTGGTTTAAATGAAGTAACTGGATTCAAAGTAAATCAAACAGGTAAAGGATATCAAAAAGCAAAGTTTATCGGATGTGCTAGAGCAGCAAGTGCTATTACAGCATACACTGAAGATGGTAATGCTGTATTTTCTAATAATACTACTGCATCAACAGCAACTTCAGATACTGATGTTAAATGTTTAGACTCTTTATTTGTCAAGAGACTTTTAGACAAGTATAAAGAACAATTTTTACCTGATGTTCCAGAATTAGATTACAATAAGATTGATGTAAGAACATCAATTAAAACTATTAAAGATTTTTATAGTGCAAAAGGAACTTCCTTTAGTATTAGTTACCTTTTCAAACTTCTTTATGGTGAGCAAGTAAGTATTTCATATCCTAAAGATCAGATTATCAAACCATCTGCTGCAACATGGTCTATTGATACAATTCTTCGTGCTACTTTAGTTAGTGGTAATCCTGATGATATTAGAGATGGTCTTTTAACACAAGAGGCTGATATTGCTGATACTAACGTTCAAGCAGCGAGTGCATTGGTTGAAAACTATATTTCAATTAAAACCTCTGATGTAGAAATTTTTGAATTAATTT